AACACGCAGCTGCAGTCCGCGATTGTGAAAGCGATGTACGCCGCGACGATAGAATCCGAACTCGATACAGAAAAGGCGTTTGAATTCATTCTCGGCGCCGGCGACGACAAGACAGCGCAAAACAATAGCGGGATATCTAAGCTGCTGCAGCAGTACATCGTGTACTACCAGGCGGCGCAAGTTAAGTTCGGCGGCGCTAAGGTGCCGCACCTGTTCCCCGGTGACTCACTCAATCTGCAGACTGCGCAGGACACGGATAACGGCTATTCCGTGTTTGAGCAATCCCTGCTGCGCTACATCGCCGCCGGGCTTGGCGTCTCTTATGAGCAGCTGTCCCGCGATTATTCGCAAGTCAGTTACTCGAGCGCGCGTGCTTCGGCTAACGAGTCCTGGCGCTACTTCCTCGGCCGTCGCAAATTCATCGCCGCGCGACAAGCCAGCATGATGTTCGGCTGCTGGCTGGAAGAGGCATTTGCCCGCGGCATTATCCGGATGCCGGCAAAAGCCCGTTACTCATACCAGGAAGCCCGCGGGGCGTGGAGTAACTCGGAGTGGATCGGCGCCGGCCGTATGGCCATCGATGGGCTGAAGGAAGTGCAGGAGTCGGTCATGTTGATTGAAGCCGGACTCAGCACTTACGAAAAAGAGTGTGGCAAGCTCGGCGAGGATTACCAGGAGGTATTCCGTCAGCAGGTCCGTGAAGCGCAAGAACGTCGCGAAGCCGGACTCACTCAGCCTGCCTGGATTGCTACGGCATTCAATGCGCAGTTGCAAAACTCCGCCAACAACAATGAAACAGGGGGCCAGCGTGCCGCGGAATTTATCGCATATCGCCGGAATGGCGTTTAACCAACCCTTACTACTTGAACCCGCCTACGCGCGGGTTTTCTTTTGCGCTCTGGGGCAGGAAATCGGCGCCAGCCGGCTGATTGATGCCATGAGCGGCACGATCATCAGTCGTGAAGCGATGGGCGAAACAATGTCGCTATTTAGTGATGAACGCGAAAGCGCCACGACTCGTAGCTACGAAGTTAAAGACCGAATCGCTGTTATCCCGGTTTCCGGAACGCTGGTCAGCAAGATGGCTGCTGTACGGCCGTATTCCGGTATGACGGGCTACAACGGGATTGTTAGCCGGGTAATGCAGGCGATAGCCGATCCGGGCGTTGACGGCCTGCTGCTGGACATGGACACCCCCGGCGGCATGGTGGCCGGCGCATTTGATGCCGCTGATTTGATTGCCCGGATGCGAAGCGAAAAGCCGATCTGGTCGCTGGCTAACGATATGAGCTGCAGCGCCGGTCAGCTGCTGTCGAGCGCCTGCAGCCATCGGCTGGTTACGCAAACGGCGCGCACGGGTTCGATCGGCGTGCTGATGGCGCACAGCAACTATTCGGGGGCGCTGGAGCAGGACGGCATCGATATCACGTTGATATTCAGCGGCAGCCATAAAGTCGACGGGAACCCCTACAAAGAGCTGCCAGAGGATGTCCGGGCGAGTTTTCAGAAAAAAATCGACGGCCAGCGCCAAAGATTCGCTGAGAAGGTAGCGGCGTATACCGGCATGAGCGTGAAAGCGGTGCTGGCGACCGAAGCGGCCGTGTACGACGGGCAGGAAGCCGTAAAGGCAGGCCTGGCTAATGAAGTGGTGATCAACGCAGATGCCCTGGGCGTGATGCGTGAGCACCTGGATAAACCAAAAAATCGCGTAATTATCGGAGACGTAATGAATACGACGACAACCACCACAACCGCCCAGGCAGGTGATGCTGCCTCCCCATCTGTGGCAGTGACCCCAGCCGTAACAGCGGCCGTGACCCCGGCAGCCGATGTTGCCACGGCCACCGCATCCAGCGTAGCGGCTGCAGTGCAGTCAGAGAATCAGCGGATTATGGGCATTCTGAATTGTGAGGAAGCGAAAGGGCGAGAAGACACCGCACGGGCGCTGGCGGGCACGCCGAATATGAGCGTCGAGAGTGCTCAATCTATCCTTTCGACCTTACCGCTAAGCGCGCAGGCCCGCACGGAAACAGGGTTTGACGCGCTGCTGGATGGCACGCCGGCGGCGGTAAGTGGGGCAACCGGTGCGCAGGCATCGGCAGCAGAAGACGATGGCTGGGACGATATTCCCGTTTAACAAAGAGGACATGAGCAATGGCTCAAATTGAAGAGTTTGTACATCACCAGCCGCTGGGCGGTAGCGATGATGCCGATACGGCGATCGGCGCCGCAGAAATCGCGGCTGACACCCCGGCGCTAACGCCGCTGATGCTCGATGCAACCAAGGGGCTGTTGATGCCATGGGACGGTGCCAACGCAGGAACGGCAATTGGCGTGCTGGCGCTGAATGTTACGGCCGGGCAATCCCCCGTGACTTACTACAAATCCGGGACCTTCCGCACCACCGATCTGCTCTGGCCAGCCGGCCTTAGCGCGGAGCAGAAGCTAAACGCATTTGTAGGCAGCGCCGTCAGCGTTAACTAATCAAAATCACCGTGCAAGGGCCGCTAAGCGGCCTTTTTTAATGGAAAAAATCTATGTCTGATTCTTCTTATACAACCACTCGCCTCATTGCGGTGACGCAAAAAAAATTCAAATTTGAGCAGTTTTTCAAAAAGCTGTTTTTCGTAGAGTCCTACGAGTTTGACACCGAAAAAGTCGATCTGGCCAAGATTCCGGGCAACGTGGCGATGGCGGTTTATGTCTCGCCGACCGTCGCCGGGGAAGTGTTGCGCACCCGCGGGGGCCTGACTACCCAGCTGCAGCCGGGTTACGTTAAACCAAAACACGAGGTAAACCCCAACATGGTGCTGCGTCGTCTCCCGGATGAAGACCCGCAGGCATTAAAAGACCCGGCTTATCGCCACCGCCGGCTGGTGCTGCAGAACCTGAAAGATGAAGAGCTGGCCATCCAGCAAGTCGAAGAAAAACAGTGTGTGGATGCCGTTGTATTCGGCAAATACATGATGACCGGGGATCAGTTTGAGCCGGTGGAAGTGGACCTGCAGCGCAACCCGGCCAACAACATTATTCAGGCCGGCGCGGCGGCATGGTCGCAGCAGGATAAGGCCACTTACGACCCAACGTCCGACCTCATCGCCTACGCGTTGAACGCATCAGGGGTTATCAATATAGCCATTATGGACCCGCTGGCCTGGACGGAATTCAGCTCGTTTGACAAGGTTGAGAAAAAGCTGGATAGCCGCCGTGGTTCGGTTTCCGTGCTTGAAACGGCGCTCAAAGACCTGGGCAAAGTGGTGTCGGTGAAAGGGAATTATGGCGATGTGATCATCGTTGTTTACTACGGCCAGCACATCAATCCAAAAACGGGTGCTAAGGAAAACTACCTCCCGGATAACACAATCATCATGGGCAATACGCAGGCGCGCGGCATCAGTACCTACGGCGCGATTCAGGATATCGAAGCGATTAACGAGGGCATTACTAAAGCCAGTCGCTATCCGAAGAACTGGATCCAGAAGGGCGACCCGGCCCGCGAATTCACCATGACACAAAGCGCCCCGCTGATGGTTCTGGCGGATGCCGATGAATTTGTGGTTATCACTATCGCCTGACCGGCGGCTAATTTTTTCAGGGCTTCGGCCCTGAATACCCAGGAGAAAAAAAGATGGCACTTAAAGACGATTTGATTAAACAGCTAAACGACATGGGCAAGCAGCTGGGGCGCACTATCAGCACCGATGGCTCGGTTGAAGATCTGAAACTTCGCGTTCGCGAGCTGCAGGAGGAACTCGACGCGCTGAGCGACGACGGGGATGGTAACGAAGACAGTAACGAAGGCGACGGCGGGCAGGGTGCTGGCGCCGGGGAGTCAACGAACGACACCCCGAAACCGCCTACGGAAGAGGGTGAAAAATTTGTGCTGGTTCGCGCGCTGCGCACGTTGCACGTGAAAGGCCAGGATCCGAAAACCCGGCGCATGGTGCGTGTTGTTGTGCAGGATAGCGAGGTACTGGTGGCTTCTACCGACCTGCAGGCGCTGAAAGGCCAGGCCCGCGAGGTGTAAGCCGTGGACGCGTTCGACAATCTTTTCGATGACGCGTTATTTCGGGCCGATTCCGCAATTATCGAGACGATGGGAACGGCGGTTTATCTGCAGATAAACGGCGTCTGGAGCCCTGAGCCGGTTAGTGCGGTTTTCGATGATCCGGACGCCGTTGCCGCGTTACCCGGCGGCGCTGCGCTGGCGGATATTGTGGATCCAACGCTGTTTGTAAAAACGACGTTGATTACCGCGCTAAAAAAATATGACCGGGTAAAAGTTGGGCCGCAAATGTACTGGGTGCTGCACGTGGGCGAGGATGACACCGGCAGCACCGTCGTCCGCCTGGCGCGCGGAGAACCGGGGAAAGCGGCGGCCGGGCCGAGTGGCTGGAGTAAAAAATAATGGCTCGTGAAAGACGCTTATCCCGTGACCTCCCGATTGATATCGACCTTTCTGCGCTAAAGCAAATTCAGGGCGTATTGGGTGCTACGCAGAAGCAATTCGAAATGGCCTATTCCCGCGCGCTGAAGCGTACTGCAGTCACGTTGCAGAAGCGTGCTCGAGCAGAAATGAAAGCCGGTATTTCCCCGCGCAGCATGAACTTAGTTCGCCGGCGTCTGATGCATTTCCGCCATGGGCGATCGGGGAAGACGATGGAAGAAATAAAGCTCTTTTTCGGTCTGAATGCCATCAAAGTTAAAGATCTGAAAGGGCGAATCAAAGGAAAGGTATTGCCGCACCACGAACTGCGTGACCCTGTAACGGGGCGGTATATTGCCGGGGAGGAAAGGCGGCGCGCTGTCGCTCCGCCGACATTCACCCCCGCCGGGGATATGCCAGCACAAACGTATGACGGGGCATTTATCAGTAAAACCCGGAAAGGCCGGCGTACCATTTTTCAGAAGTCGGGAAAACGAATCCGGGAAGCCGAAGTGCCGATTTATGCAACGATGCTGGACCGTATCGAGGACAACGTTTTTGGTGAAACAATGGAAGTTTTTATGCATCACTTTGAATCCGACCTGCGCGGCCGTGTGAAGCAGAAGATTAATCTTTAAGGAGTTTGTGCGATGCCGCAACCTGTTTCGATTCCCAATTATTATGAAAGCGTGCTCGATGCGCTGCGGGGCATATCTTGGGTGCGAAATGCCGACAGTTATCCGGAAGAAAAAACGCAACTGGTAACGCCGGCGGTCTTTCTGTCTATAGCGAACTGGTCGCCAGGCGACGGGGTGACGACCGGGCAATCTTCAATCACGCTTGAATGCGAGCTGTATATCGTCTGCGATCGGTCCGCGACTACGGATATCACGCGGCCAGCAGTGTTTGTGCAGAGCTGTGCCGCCGATTTAACGCAATGGATAGCCGGGCATCAGTTCGGCATTGAGGGGCTGGAGGGGGCAGTGTTTAAAGGCGCAGAGCCGGATGCTTTCGACCCGAACCTTGATGATTACCTGGTGTGGCGCATCGACTATAGCCAGGGCGCGGTAATGGGCGCCGATCCGTTTGAGTCAAAGGGCGGGCCATTCAAAGGCATTTTCCTCGGAAAAGCGCCGGACATTGGTTGCGCGCACGTTGACGACTACCGGCAGATTTATGGCCAGAGGGAAAAACCTGATGAGTGATCTGGCCGACCTGCAGAAGCGCATTGCCAACATGGTGCGGCGTGGCGTTATCGCTGCCGTGAATCTTGCGCCGCCGCGGCCTTCGTGCCGGGTGCGTCTCGGACAAAATACCACCGGCTGGCTGCCGATTTGCCAGTGGGCCGCCAGCCAGCAGAAGCAAGACTTCCATCCTTACGCCGTGGGCGATGCCGTTACCGTGCTTTCTGAAGCCGGGGATCTGAATAACGGCCGTGTGTTTCCCGGCTGGAATACTGACGCCGTAGCCGCGCCGGAGGGCGACGAAAACACGCATCTCACGAAGTACGCCGACGGGACCGAAATTCGCTACGACCAGGGCGCCCACGCGCTCACGATTACGCTTGCCGCCGGCGGCACTTACAAAATCGTTGGCGAGGGGACGCTCGACGGGCCGGTGACAGTAACGCAAAAGCTTACGGTCAACGGTGACGGGCAATTTGATGCCAATGTTAACGCCACGGGCAACGTGGGCGCCGGCGGCGAAGTGTCAGACGGTACAAGCTCGATGGGCAAAGTTCGCGAGGTATTCAACGGACACGATCACATCGGCGATTCCGGCGGGCAAACACAGAAACCTAACCAGCAAATGTAACCGCTTCGGCGGTTTTTTTACGGGCGAAATTTGATGAACGGTGTGAACGCGAAAAACGGGAAAAGGCTAACGGGGGACGCGCACCTGCAGCAGTCCGTGTCGGATATTTTGAGCACGCCGATCGGCAGCCGTGTACTTAACCGGCTCTACGGCAGCAAGTTACCGAGCCGGCTCGACAATCCGCAGGACAACGTTACCCGGGTGCGAATTATCGCCGACACCGCCGGCGCGCTGGCTATCTGGGAACCCCGCCTGCAGGTGCAAAAAGTGGAGGTTTTTTTCATCAAATTTGGCGAGTTCGAACTGGCGATAAACGGCAAAAATCGCGAAACGGGCGAGGCGCTGAGGCTTACGGGGCTAAATTTTAATGGCAACAAATACATCAACAATTGATTTATCCGAACTCCCGGTGCCGGATGCCGTGGTTGTTCCGGACAGTGATGCACTGTTTGCTCAGTGGCTCGCAAAACTCAAAGAAGCCGACGCGATTTATGATGCGCTGGTGGCATCTGATCCGGCCTGGAAACAGGGCGAAGTGGTTACGTTTAACACCGTCCTGCTCTATCAAAAAGTCAATGACGCTGTGCGGGCGGTGCTGCTGGCCAGCGCGGGCTGTGCCGACCTGGATCAGCTAGGGGCTAACTTTAACGTAAAGCGCCTGGTGATTACCTCGGCCGATCCTGACGCTATTCCGCCGGTCGAGGCGGTCTATGAAAGCGATGATGCATACCGTGAGCGCATTCAACTGAGCTGGGCGCGACTGAATACGGCCGGGGCATATAACGCGTATCTGTTTCACGGTAAATCAGCTGATGCCGATGTGCTGGATGTCGAAGCTTACGGGCCGGAAACACATAGCCGGCCGGGGGAGGTAGATATTTATGTGCTGTCCCGAACGGGGGACGGGACAGCCAGCGCGGAACTCATCGCGAAGGTTGATGCGGCACTAAGCCCCGATGATAAGCGGCCCCTGTCAGATTATGTACATGTTTATAGTGCAACGCTAAACGCCTACAGCGTCGAGGCCGTTCTTGAAATCCCGGCAGGCCCGGACGCCAGCACGATTCTTGAAAACGCGCTTAACAATCTCACCGAGTACCAGGCAGCTCTGCATACCATCGATTCCACGGTCCCGATCTCCGGCATTTATCATGCGTTACATCAGCCCGGTGTTGCTCGCGTGATTTTGACGCAGCCGACGGCCGACATACCGCCTGTCGTGGGCGCCGCGCCGTATTGCAGCGCTAACAATGTCACGATGAGGGATGTTCTTGATGCCGTATAACAGCCTGCTCCCGCCTAACGCTTTACCGGCAGAGCGCGCACTGGAAGAGGCGAATAATTCGCTGGTTCTTGCCGTGCCGCTCACTATCCGCGATGTAAAAAATCCTGATACCTGTCCGCTGCACCTGCTGCCGTGGCTTGCGTGGGAATATGCCGTGGATTTTTGGAACCCGGCCTGGACTGAAACGCAGAAGCGGCAGACCGTGAAAGATGCGGCTTATGTGCATCAGCACCGCGGCACCGCCGGTGCGGTGCGGCGCGCGCTCGGCGCAGTCGGTTATCCCACCAAAGTTGTTGAGTGGTTTGAAGATGCGCCGCGGGCTGAGCCTTATACATTTCGTGTTGAGGTTTACAGCACGGAAGGCATCAACGCCGCGCTATATGAGCAAATTCGAAGGCAAGTAAACAAAGCCAAAAATTTACGCAGCTTTCTCGCGTCGATAGACATCATCGGGGAAGTGGGCAGTGACGGCGAATTTTACGTGGGCGGCGCCAGCACGGCATTTATTGAAGTGGATATACCAGTGGGGACGAATTAATGGCTGATTATTACAGCACAATAACGAATAAGGGCGCGGAGCTGGAAGCTGCGGCTACGGCAAACGGCACGACCGTTAATCTCACACAGTTTGTGATCACTGACGGCGGCGGCCAGCTTTTTAATCCAGACCCGGCATTAACAGCGCTGCCGAATGAAGTCTACCGGAGTGCAATTTCGGGCAAATCGGTTTCACAGGAACAGTTGTCCCAAATTGTACTGCAGCTGGTGCTGCCTGCAGAGCTGCCCGCCGATGTAGATGAATTCACGGTCCGGGGGATCGGCATTCTGACCGATGCCGGCGAACTCTACGCCGTGAGTAACTGCCCGGCAATTGAGAAGCCGAAAAAAGGCGTAAATATTAACCTGAATTTCCGCCTGGCCGTGTCGCCGACGTCGGACATTGTGCTGGTGGCCACAACCGGCGATGGCCTGTTTTTAAGGCAGGATGCAAACCTTTCCGACGTTAATGATAAAGAAAAAGCGCGAGAGAATTTAGAGCTTAAATCTGCAGCGCTGGTGAATGCGCAGGAGTCTGTAGGCGATGCAGAACCCGGCAAAGCGTTAATCAGCGGCATGGCGACGGCAGAGAATGTGGGGGCTGTTTCGGTTGAAGGCGGCGACGTCGGTTATCTCGACAATGCTGGTTATTACGCCGCAAAAAGCGAAGGCTGGCAAGGCGCGGGCGCGTGGGCGAGTCAGTTTAGTGACCCCACGGCACCTTTTTTCAAACGTTACAGCACAGCGCCGGGCGCCCCTTCTACGTACCACCCCCTAATCAAAGGCTCAATTCAGACTGAGGGAGCGGGCTTTGCCGCCGTTGTAAGTTTCGGCATTTTAACAAAGGGTGGAGATAACTTCCCCGACACCTGTATTCATAGCATCAACGATCGCGGGCAAAGCAGCGTCTGGAGCTTTGGAAGTGACGCTGCTTTTAGGTCACCGGGTGCCGTTTATGCTGAAAGTGCAATTCTTACTACAAATGGGGACGTCTCAGGAACAGTGTGGGGCGGCTGGCTCAGCGCGTGGCTGGGAAACAACACAGTAAGAGCGGATTACGTGAATCAGCGGATTGGGGATGTTCAGAATTGGGCGCTGGGAACATTTGTTTCCGACTTCTCCCACACAGCCCCGCAGGAAATCCAGTTCTGGGACGGCCGAGGCTACCCGAAGGGCACTGACGGCGGCGCAATGTACAACATTTCATTTGTGGGCGGTGGGAACAACGTGGGGTCATATCAATTCCGCTATGACCAGATTGCACGCGGTGGCGCGTGGTATGTAGTGGGCTAAATCGAAAAATTAAAAAGGGAAAGTATATGCAACAATTTGGGGAGTTTACGCGACACACACCGGCGACGACTGAAATTATTGCTCGCTCGCGTAACGGACGTACCATTTTTTTAAAAGATGAAGAGGGTAATGATACAGAAAAGCCCGTTGCTTACGACGGCCGCTGCATTGCATTCCTGCGGGATAATGACGGTAACGACTGGTACGACGTAAGACACAAGTTTAATCAATATGACACGCTGAAAGTTGGTTACGCACAAGATGGCCGCGTGCAGCACTTCACGACCAATATTGATCGCTTTTTCCCAGCCGGGCTAAGCGTTGTTGAGCTTGAAGCGACAGAAGAAAACATGAAAGTGTCTCTCGGTGCGGACTGGTTTTATCTCGACGGTAAGCTGCAGCAAATCATCAATCACGCGGAGAGGGCTGAAACCGAGCGGAGTCGTTTAATGCGTGAAGCAACAAGTCGGATCGACTGGCTGACGGCCGCGGCGGAAGATGGCGATATTAACGACGAGGAAAAGGCCGAGCTGGCAGGTTTACGCGCTTATCGCACAGAGCTGCGTCGGCTCGATATCAACGCGACACCCGATATTACTTTCCCAACCCCACCCACCAAATAACACTTTTTACTGATTTTCCCGTAACCGCCGCCTGGCGGTTTTTTCATTTATGGAGATTGATATGTCCGAACTTCATGGCGTTGAGACGATTGAACTCACGCAGGGAACGGTTGCTGTAACGACAATCCGAACTGCGGTAATTGGCCTGGCCGGTACTGCTCCGGATGCTGCCCAGGGGACCGTTGCGGCATTACAAACCGGCTCAGCATTGCTCGATAGCCAGATGGTTTTTAGTGCAAAAACACCCGGTGTGGCGGGAAATAAATACTCGGTCACGGCGGCTGCGGCCGTTCTTGATCCGGCCGACCCGAAAGAGATTATGCCGGCTATAAAATACGTGGACGGTGTGCTCGATATCACGCTGGGTATTGATGATAAGGGCGAAGTTACGACCACCGCTGCAGAGGTGATGACGCTTGTGAATGCGCTCGCTGATTCGGATATCACCGCGGCGGTCACAGGAGAGGCCACCGGCATTGTGCTGCCGTTCTCTGAAGCACTAGCCGGCGGCACTGATGAGCCTTATCCGCTTAATGTGCCGGTCGTTGTCGCCGGCGGCATTTCGCAGGCTAAAAAGCTGGGCGCTACCGGCACCCTGCCAGCAGCACTGGCTGACATTTTCGATCAGGAGGGGGCGCTGGTTGTCATTGTGCGCGCCGAAGATGACGAAAAAGAAGAGACGCAGAGCGCGAATATCATCGCGGCCGTGGCGGCGCTGCAGGACAGCAAATCCATCACGACGTATCAGCCTCGCATTCTGATTGCCCCCGATTTTTCGGATGATGATGCGGTGGCCAAGCAACTGGAAACGACGGCCAATAAGCTGCGCGGCGTGGCGTATGTTGATTCGGCATCGATGGCGACGGCGCAAGATGTTGTGCTACGTCGTAGCATGTTTGGCGCCCGCGTTGAGCTGCTGCGCCCGCGTGTGGCGCAAGCGGCTACCACCGGGGAAATCATCTATCGCCCTTATTCGGCGTGTGCCGCTGGCTTGCGCGCACGCATTGACCGCGAGAAAGGCTGGTGGTGGAGCAAGTCGAACCAGGAAATCATGAACATCCTGGGCGTTGAGCAAGTGGACAGCTTCGAACTGAATGACCCGAACTGCGTAGCCAATTTGCTGAACATGGATAACGTTTCGACGATTATTCGTTACGACGGTTTCCGGCATTGGGGGAACCGCCTCTGCACCACCGCCCCCCAGCTGCGCTTTGAGTCGGTCCGCCGTTCCGCGGACGTTATCGAGGACTCTATCGAGCAAACGATGATGCTCTACATTGACCGACCGCTCGATAAGCAGGTGGCCGATGACATTATCGGCACGATTAATTCTTACATGCGCACGCTGAAGGGTCTGGGGGCTATTTTTGGCGGGAAAGCGTGGCTGGATGAAGAACTGAACACGGCCGAAACAATCGCCGCCGGCGTGCTCTATATCGATTATGACTTCGGGCCAAAATCGCCGCTTGAGCACCTGGTTATGCGCGTGAAGATTAACAACACATACGCTGTGGTGGAGATGGTTACTAAATGAATAAAAACACGTTACGCGCCTGGACTCTTTTTCTAAATGGCGGCCTCCGCCTGCCGAGCTCGCATGAGTACACGCCGACAGAACTGTCTATTATCAAAATCGACATGCGCACCGGTGGCATGGACATGGCCGCGCCGGTCGACGACGGCATGGAACCGATGATGTGCTCCTTTAAGCTTTATGGCATCGATACTAACGTCCTGGCGTCGTTTGGCATGACCAGCGGCAGCAGTTTCCCGCGCCTTACTGCATATGAGGGTTATCAGTACACCGGCGGAGAGTACGGGCGTATTGATGAGATGGAAGGGATCATAACTAAAATCACGCCTGATGCCCGGCCAAACAGCAACCTGGGTGACGCGTCATTAAATGTGGAAATGAGCCTCAATTATTACCGCTCAACGCTCGACGGCCGGGAGCTTTTCGAAATTATCCCCGATCAGTTTGTACGCCGCGTAAACGGCGTGGATGTGCTGGCAGGTCTGCGCAGTAAGGTCCGCATTTAACCCCTCAGTTTCCCCTGACAAGGCACCCGCTCGGTGCCTTTTTTATTGGAGTTTTTATGTCATTCCCAGATAACAAAATTGAAATCACCCTCGATTTTCCATTCACCACGCTTGCCGGCGTTGAAATTGAAAAAATAGTCATGCGTTCGCCGACCGTCCGCGATCGCCTGCTGCGCAACAAAGACAAGCGCGCCGACGTCGAGGCGGATATCCATATGATTGCCAACATGTGCGGCCTGACGGCTGACGATTTAATGAATATGGAAGGGTGCGATTACCTGCGTCTGGAGCGCCAGTTCAATGTTTTTTTAACACCGGTCAGCGAGCGGAAGAAAGCGAAATCCTGACCGGCTTCCGGCGACTCGGGAGCTGGTTCAGCTGGCAGCCGGATCAAATCCTCGCGATGCCGTTTGAAACATTCGTGCAGTTCATTTTCGATGAGCAGCAGGAGCGCATAAAGCTGGCTCAGGCCAGAAAAAGAGGGCGGTAACAATGTCAACGGTAGGGCAAAACCTGCAGGCAAACATCAAATTTGGCGGCAATATCGATCCGAGTTGGAGCAAATCGGTTTCCGGGCTTAAAGACGGCCTGAAGGGTGTCGAAAAACAATCAAAAACACTCACGGGCCAGCAGGAGAAGCTGGCAAAAAAAATCAAAGAGGGCGTGCTGGCCGGCAAAAACGTGGCTGAAATGCGCAAGCAGTACGACAAGTTGACCCGGCAAATTCAGCGGGCCACCACCGAACAGGAAGGGATGAACAAAGCGCTGCAGCGCGCCGAACGAATGGACCGCTGGAAGGGACGCGGGCGTGCTGCAGCAGGAAAAGCAGGCGGCATGATGGGCGGGCTTGCTCGCTGGGGCTCCGCCGGGCTGATTGCCGGCGCAGCTGGCGCGCTGGCATCGCCGATCGCGCTGAACCAGGAAACGGCCGAACAGGCCGGCCTGGCCCGGTCCTACGGGGTGGATATCGGGACCTATAAGGCGTGGGACGGTATAGGAAAGCAGGCGGGCTTAAACGGTGAAAACGTCGGGGACTTGTTCGAAGAATATAAAAACAAGGTTTCTGACTATATGGAGGACCCCACCAAAGGCGCCCTGCATGATGCGCTGCCGGCGCTGGGGTTTAAAGCCGGTGACTTAGCCGGCATGAATAACCAGCAGCAAGGTGAAGAGGTCATAAAGCGCCTGATGAACATGAAAGACGAGCAACGTTCAGCCGGGCTGGCCGATGCCATTTTTGGTGGAGAAGGTAACAAGCTTCTGACGTTTATGCGGCTTTCCGGGAAATCATATAAAGACCTGATGGACGAGCAGCACCGCTACAACATGGTGACGCAGGAAGGCGCCGATGGTGCCGTTGAAGGGAATATGGCTTTCAACAATCTTTGGACCGTATTCACCACCGGCGCGCAGGAAATTGCCGGCGCCATTGGCGGGGAATTGTCGCCCAAAATCCGCGAGGTGAGCGACGACCTGGCGGCATGGTTCAAAGGGGGCGGCATTGAGAAAGTGAAAACGGTTTTGATGGAAGATATCTATCCAGCGATTGCGAGCTTTATTAAAGGCGTTATTTATGTCGGGAAAGTGATTTATGCCGTTGCTGAAAAGTTATCCTGGTTGCTGCCGGATGAGAAAGAAATGCAGGATAAAAAGCAAAAGCTGCTCACGCAGGTAGCGGCCGGCAACTCATCCCCGGAAATGATAGGCGCGATGGCCGAGGATATGGATCTCGGCGACTGGTACAAAAAAACGATTACGCCGGAAAAGACTCGCCAGCTTCGCGCACAGTGGCAGTTGAGCAAGAGCACGCCTGGCGGAACGGCTTCAGCTGAAGAGCAGCAAAAATTGATGGATATTGTCGATCCTGCAGCAGGCGGCAGCGGTGGCATTGATGCGCTCTTAAATCAGGGGAAAGGCCCATCGCTCGGCGATGCGCTGGAAGGGACAAACGGCACGGGCGGGCGTGGCGCTATGCAGTTAAATCAGGACAACAAAACGACCATTGAAATCTATCAGCAGTCGGGCGAGTCGCAGGACGCACTTGCGCAGCGCATTGCCGAAACGAACCGAAGCCAGGATATGTATAACGGCCATAACATTATGGGCGACATGATCGAGGGCTGGGGCTAATGAGCGAAATTCTGGATGCCTTTAATCAAGCCGACTCCGCAAACACAGGCCCGGTCCCCAGCGATGCGCCGCGCATTATGCTTAGCTTTGGCGCGTTTGAGTTCTCTATAGACACCGCCGCATACAAGACGCTGACGCGAGAGGCGAGCTGGCGATGGGCTGAACAGCAACGAACGGGCAAGCAGGACCTTCTGCAGTACACCGGCAAGCCGGGACGCACAGCAAAACTGGAGGGTGAGGCGCACAGCTCGTTTAAAAACGGCGTGGCGGCCATTGACGATCTTTACGACCTGGCCGACCTTGCTGAACCCCAGCTTTTAGTAACGAGTGAGGGGGATGTTATGGGCTATTGGGTAGTAAAAGATTTCACGGACACGACAACCAGCCTGCTGCCGGGCGGCGCGGCGCGGCATAAAACTTTTTCGGTGACGATACAACATTATGGCGACGATCTGGACAACCTCTGACGGCGATGTTTTAGACGCAATTTGTGTGAAAAATTACGGCGATGCAGGGCTTAATCAGTCGCTGGCCGCCGTGCTCGATGCGAATCCGGGCCTGGCTGATCTGGGGGCTGTGTATCCTGCCGGCGTGAAAATTACGCTGCCGGCATGGACGGTAGAAGCAGAAGAAAGCCGCGTGAGTTTATGGGATTAACACATGGAATATAAACCGACATTTACGCTCACGGCCGAGGGCAAAGACATTACGCAGGCTATAGCGCGCGGGCTCAGTAACATCAAACTGACGGACTACGGTGGCGCAACGGGAAAAAGTGATACGCTCGATATCACGCTTTACTCCGAAAGCCTCACTCTACCAACGAAGGGTGCCCGGCTGCGCCTGGGGCTGGGATTTAATGACAAAATGCAGGACAAAGGCTGGTTTGTTGTGAGCCGGGTGCAGAGCAGCGGCCCGCCCCGGCAAATAACGATCAGCGCCACGGCCGCGCCGATGAATAGCGCAAAGCAAAGCGGCGATGTAACCAGCCAAAAAACGCGGTCATTCGACGATGTAACCCTGGGCGATATCGTGAAAACGGTGGCTACTGACAATGGCCTGCAGGTGAAGATTGCGGAAGCTCTGAGCAGCATCAAAATAACCCATATAGATCAGGTTCGGGAGTCGGACGCGGCGCTGCTGAGCCGCCTGGCAAAGCAATACGATGCCGTGAGTAAGCCGAGCGGCGGATACTGGCTTTTCCTGCCGCAGGGCGATGGAACGACGGTCAGCGGCAAGCAGCTGGCGTCGGTAACGATAACGCCGGATATGATCAGCCGCTGGAACTACAGCGAGGGAGAGCGCGACGGGGCGGCGAAGGGCAGCGAATCCGGTAAAGTCAGCGTGAATTACTTTGACCCGGCTACCGGCGAGACGAAAACGACGCAGACGGAGCACCCCGGGGCTTCAGATAAGCAGCATCCGTACACCCAGGCGAGCAAAGAGGCCGCACAGTCCAGCGCAAAGGCTAAAGCTACACAGATGAAGCGCAACGGGCGGAAGATGTCTATCTCGATGCCCGGCAGGCCGTCTCTGTTGCCGATTACCGCTGAGTCGAGAGTCACGACCCGTGGATTTGGCGTCCGCGAAGATCATGCCTGGCTGACCGAATCTGTGAGCTTTTCTCTCAGCACCGGCGGTATGACCGTGGACTTTAGCCTGGCGACGGATATCAAGCCGCAGGGGAAAAAAGGGAAGGAAGAAAAGAAATCGGGGCCAGATTATTTTTCATAGAGTTACAGCATGCCACTCAGTATAAACGGAGTGTCCCTTCGATGATTTTGTAGATAGACAGGTCGTTTTTCCCTTCTTTTGGCAGCAAAAAATAAATTCATCCTCCACCAAAGCCTTAGCGGATCGCCGCAGTTCTTCTATTGATTCCCGAAAATTCCAAAATATACTGTATGTATAAACAGTATTTATTGGAGGTTTTATGGCGTTCCCATCCCCAGCTGCTGATTACGCCGAAAGCCGGATTTCTCTCGATCGGCAGCTGATCAGCCATCCTGCAGCGACTTACTTCATGCGGGCTATGGAAACGCATTTGCGGGCAGGGATAGTGAAGGGCGCATTGCTCGTTATCGACAACTCGGTAACAGCATGTGATGGTTCAATTCTGGTCTGCGAGCTGGAAGGTGGGTTCCAACTGCGGCGCTTACGTCTCTATCCGCGGAAATGCCTGGAGCGGATGGATACCGGAGTGAGGGAGCATTACGGAGATGCCGGAGAGGGCGTAGAGGTGTTTGGCGTCGTGACGTACATCATCAATGATGCGCGAACCGACGAGTTTGATGATAACCCGTGTATGTGA